TAATATTATTTAATTCTTTTGCTTTATTAGGAGATAGTCCTCCTCCCATTTTTTTCTTAATTACTTTTTTCTTCACTTTAATATCTCCAGGTTTAGTTATTTGTTGTTTAATATTAGATCTACTTACCAAAACGAGCAGCTCCCCACCCTCTAGGTTTCTTCTTAGAACTTTTTCTTTTTACTTTTATCTGCCCACCTTCTTGCATTCCTAATAATTTACCCATAGCTTCTGTAGTAGGAGAAGCCATTAAATCACTTAATTCATAAATAGTTAACCCTCTCATAATTTTATTATTAAATACTTTACTTAGTAAAGAACGCTTTTTCTTTTTACTTGCCATTAGTTAGCACCTTGTATAACTGGTGTAGGTCCACCTGCAGGACTTGCTGGAGATTGCATATCATCTCTTCTAGTACGTCTTGCTTGATTACGTAAACCATCTATTGAATTTTTATACTTAGCTTCCCATGATTGAACCACTTGAAAATCTTTTATAAAATAATTAGCTTCTACCATACAAGCATTAAATAAAGCATTATAACAATCTTCACTAAAATAATTAGAAATTGTTGCACTTGTACCTGTTGCACTTGATAAAGCTAAAGGTTGTTTTGTATATTGTATTTCACCTGCTAGTGTAGAAGTAGGTGTAGGTACTATATAAATTTGTGTATTTGTTTTACGTGCATAATATCTTGGAGTTCCTACAGATGTAGGTTTGTTCCAATAGTCTATTGCATATTCATATGTTCTTTGTAGCAAAGGAATAATACCAGTTGGTTCACCATATACAGTTGCACTTGTTGTAAAGTTTACATTACGTACAACTAATGCACCATCAGGTAAACTTACTACTGGATTGTTTGCTGTAAAAGTAACAGAGGAATATGTATCTAAAGCTACATCATCTAATTCTTTCATTATACGATCTTCAGCTTTTTGTACAAAGAAAGGAATTTGCGTAGCAAACTCATTTGAATCATTCTCTATTGTATTTACAATGTCATCTTTTAAATAAGAATAGTTAGGCATTTAGTTATCCTAATATTAAAGTTACTGAACTTCCATCTGAAGGTGCAGAAACTGAAACAGTTCCATCAAATCTAACACCCATATCTCCTATATAAATATCTGCTGTTCCACTTGCAGGAACTTGAAATTTTATTTTATCTCCAGTAGAATCAGAAAGAGCAAAAGTTCCTGTTGCTGTAACTGCTGCTGCATGTATTGCTGTAACTCTTGTTATATCAGAAGTTGTTACAATAACACCATTTGTTGCTCCACCAAAAAATTTACTTGTATAATTATTTGCCATTTATTTTCCTTATGATATAAAGAGGAGAATATTTCTACTCTCCTCAATATATTTAGTAATTAGGCTCCAGCGTTACCAAACCAACCACGCCAATCAGAAACACCAAAAGAATATCTTTCACGTGCTTTGAAACGTAAGTTGCCAGTATCGAAATCTGGTTCCATTTTTGTTTGTAGTGGAGTTCTATTAAACATTTTAGTACCATTAGGTACATCTGTTTTAATGAACCAAGCGTTAATGTCAGTAAAACGCCTGTTTACATAGAATCCATCAGGTAGTACACCTAAATGTCTAACAGCATTTATATCATTTAAATTAAAATTACCTGCTGATAAAGTTGTAGCACCAGGAGTATTTAATAGTTGATCTGCTGTAAACATTAGATCTGTAGGTATGTGTAATGAAACACCAGATGCACCAATTAATATGCCACGATCATCAGTAGTTTTTTGTATCTGAATGATTGCTGCTTCAATAGCTGCTTCTGATATAGCTGCATTACCAGTAACATTGGTTACTGTGCCTGCACCTATAACTGGATGGGCTGCACTAAACATTGGCACACCATCACCTTGGTTTGTTGTAAAGCCATTGTTATACAAGTCAGCAGCTTTTTGCTGTTTTGTACTTCCCATAGCTCTTGCTAATCCTTTTGCTCTTAGTTTTGCAAAAGTGTCGTATAGATTATCTTCCATAGCTTCTTCAGTTACTGCAAATGCTAATGCTACAGTTTCATTAGTATACCTTGAAGTATAACTTTCTGATGCATCATCATAAACAACAGCAGCACCTTCATTCTTAACTGGTGCTCCACCAAAACCTGTGAAGAGTACTTCTTCTTCAAAAGCTCTGTCTGAGTTTTCTATTTCGTATAATGGTTTATGTTCTTCGTCTACGCTGCCATACTCTATTCCAAAAACTGCATTCAGTCCAGGAAGTAGTTCTTTGGCAATACTCGCTCTATTGATAGCCATTTAATTATTCCTTTCCTTATGCCATTAACAATGTTGTGGTTACAAAGTTATCAATATGATTGTTTAGACGTACTTCATACCAAGGGAAAGCATCTGTTGCAGTAGCTGAAGCTGCTACACCAGTATCCCAAGGTGCTCTATCTATAACTCTCATAGCTGAAAAAGATACAGTTTGACCATCTGCATCTGCTCTATAGCCACTTTGACCTGTTCTTGTTGAGCCTGCTCCTACTACAAACGCAGTATTGTGTGGATAGCCTGCAATAGTAGCTGCGAAAGTTACTGTTGCATCCATCTGTACAAAGTATGTTTGTTTAGGATCTGAAGCTACATGAAGTTTTACATCAGTAGCTGTTATTCCACCAGTCCAATGTCTACTAAATTGTTGGTCACCTGAACCATCAACGTAACTGCAACCTTGAAAAACACCCATAGTCTTAACGCCTACAGCTGCACCTGCTGCGACAATAGTACCTGTAGATGACTCAAATGCCAATGGATCACCTGTAAATAAATTATTAGGTATCCCTGCACTTGGAGCTAAATGAGCATTATTCCAATTAATAGTTGTAATTCCAGTAGAGTTAGAACCAGCACCATTTTTTCTCGCAAGTACTAGACCACGAGGAGCATTAGTTGCTGCCATTCTTTTTCTCCTTAATTATGTAGTAAAAGAATTAGTCCTGAAAGTTAGGCTGTCTTCCTGTTACTACTTTTGATTTACTGTTGTTAGAAATAGGCATACGAGAATTATTGTTACCCATAAGTTGTGCTTCAATCGCATTATTCATGGCTTTACTTTTATCTCTATAAAACTTACTTCTTGCTTCGTATTTACCAGTTGGGATTTTTGCTAATCCTACGTCAGCACGACAGACTACCCCTGCGTATCTACCTTCATCTCTCACGACAGATGTTGCACTCATTTCAGGAACTTCAGCCAGATCAACGAATACCCATCCTTCTTGCAGTTTCTTGCCTAAATGTTTTACGTCATCTACACCTTTAAGGGTCATTCTTAACCATCCAAGTGTCATACGTTCGTTGGCGAAACGCTTTAAAACTGCATCAGGAATATGAAGAGCATCTTGTTCTTCAAATGTGTATTCAACTTCTTCTCTAGCATTATTTTCTCTTAAATCAGTATTACGTGTACTATTAACTCGTGTCATTTATTTTCCTCCACGCTGCATATTAATTGTTGTATACTCACCATCAGCTCTATCAGCCTTTAGTTTTTCTTGAGCATACTGTTCAAGTGGTACGTTCCATTTGTTAGCTAGTCTAATATCTTCTTTAGACAGTTTAACTTTCTTACTAGAACCTGGAGAGCTGCGAGATGCTCCAGCGACTACTTGAGCAGGTTGTGACGCATTTCCCTGCCTACGAACTTCCTCAACTGGAGCAGCTTCTGCTGCAAACTTATGAGGAAATGTTTCTTTTATCCTACGATCTACTTCATTATAATACTCTTGATCTGCAGGACTATAACCTTCTTCTCTTAACTGTGCATCTATTGCTAAAGATGCTGCAGTCATAACTTGATCTGAACCAAACCATTCATTTTTACTTGCCCAATCTTCTGCTTTTGGATCTGCAGTAGGTTGAGGTTGATACTGTGGTTGTTGTACAGCTTGTTGTTGTTGTACAGGTTTTTGTTCAAATTGTTGTTTTGTAGCACTTAAAGATTTTAAATCATTTTGTGCTTCATTTAAAAACTCTTGAGCTTGTAATATCTTAGTTGAATCACCCTCTTCGTGAGCAGTCTTATAAGCATTTCTTGCAAGTTCTAACTTATCTGTTATTTGTTTTTCACTTGCATTTAAACTTAATTGATTTACAGTATTAAACTGATGTTCTGTATTCTGTAATCTACTATTAAGTTGTTCATTTTGTTGTATTAGTTGAGCAAGTTGATCATCTCTTTCTTTACGTTGCTTAACTAATTGCCTTATTCTTTTCTGTGCTCCTTTAGTTTCTACACCTTCAAGCTCTGGTGGTGCATCTACTTTAGGTTCTTCTTTTTCTTTTTCAGCTTGTACTAAAGGAAT